GCCAAAGTATGAGAATTTACCAAGCGCAAAGACAAGCGCCAAGATTGAAAGATTGAAAGACAGGCGCATCATATCAAGACTCCAACCAAAGGATAAACCAAGCCATAGCATACGGCACAACACACACATACAAAGCAGGGTTGAGGTCTAGCAATGTAGTTGCACCAACTACGAACCCCGTCAAAAGCGTTGCACAGGTCATTGCTACAACGATCATAATTTTTCCGATTATCTCACTCATTTTTCTGACTCCGTTTGTTTTGTTGTGTCACCATTATTAAGGTGATTCGTGGGGGGTGTCAACCCCCCCATTTTGATTAAATGCCACTTGCCTTTTGCATTGCCTTTTTAGTGGCTAGATATGCCTCAATGCGCTTTGATAATTCCATAAGGTCAAGGTCCTGTCCCCTATGAGTTTTATATTGGCGGTTTGGTAATGCTTCAATCATTGTCCACATTGCATTGCGTTGCGTATCTACTATGTGAGACAGTTGTTCTTTGATATCTACTGACATTTGATTGACTCCTTTTTATGTCGTTTCGATGCACTATATATGCGCTGATTCGCATGTAGAGTCAACCCCACATTTTGATTAAATGATAGGTTGACATAATTGTCCGAATCAGTATATCCTAAAACAAATAGAGCGCAAAGCGCCGAATCGGTGGAGTCAAGGGCTAGTTGTTAAAATGCGGTCGCAAAACACGGAAGAGACTCCACATGCGAATCAGTTGCAAAAATGTCACACTCACACATTTGGCGATTCGTCAAGCAAAAAATGTGTCAAGCGCTAATTTGTTGCGAATCGTTGTAAATAAATCACACTATACCAAATTCCTTGTCAATCTATACTTTTGTACTATTGACGGCAATTTTGACAGTATCCGAATCGTCACAAAAGAACGAATCGGGAACGAATCAGCAACTTGGAACGAATCAGGAACGAATCGTGAAAGTAGAACGAATCGGGAACGAATTATGAATCTGGAACGAATCAGGAACACTCGAAAAAATCGGCCTGACCCCCTCCAGTGGAAATATAGATGTACCCCTCCAGTGGAAATTAGGGATTGACCCCACCAGTGGAAATATGGTAGACTGATTCGTGAGAGGCCACCAGTGGAAATATAAAGTGAGGACCAGCAGATATGTTCAACATCAGAGTGAAATATAAAGACGAAATGAAGTCCAGAGTAACCGCGACAGTGGGAGAATATTCAAACTACCTAGAAAATATGTTGCATGTTATGACACAAAATGCTAACATTGATTGGGTAAGAATAGAAAGGAGCGAATCATAATGGCAAACTACGATGTTACACTGGCATACAAAGGCGTAGAGTTTAACGTCATTGTAGAAGGGGAACCTTGCATGTATGAGGGTATATATGATGATATCAGGTTACGTAAGGCTGATGGAACCCCCATGTCAGAGCGTTTAGAGAAAGCCCTGTTTAAAAAGTATGGTGAGGACTCTTTCGCAGAGAACCTATATGAGATTGGTGAAGGTGGCGACTACTAATGAAGGTCATCTTCACTATAATGCTCTCCTATATCATCATGCTGATTGTTGTTGGAATACTGGTGACAGTGGGGATGGAAAAGGAGAGCATTAACTCTGTAAATATTTACTTGACGATAGTTCAGATATCGTTTATAATTGTAATCATAAAGCGAATCAAGGAGATCGTAACATGGCACTACCAGTAAACTTAATCAGAAACCTACTCAATGAACAGAAGGGTCGTTTCTTCATTGTTGATGTTGTCAAAGAGAATGGTGACAAGCGTAGACTTAACGGCAAGGTCGTAGAGATCCGCGATAATGGTTTGGTCACTATCAAACTTGGTGGAACCAAAGACCAATACCGTTCATTCTACACTGACAAGGTGCAGCGTATCCACCAGCGCAAACGTGCCATATTCTGTGTTGGAGCGTAAATTAAGTAATGATTGGTCTTGAGTGTTTAGCAGTTGCGGTTTTCTTCGAGAGCCGCAGCCAGCCCATCGAAGGACAGTATGCTGTTGCTGAGGTGGTGATGAACCGTGTGGAGAGTGACAGGTGGCCCAACACTATCTGTGATGTTGTCTTCCAAGACAAACAATTCTCGTTCACACATGATGGAGCGTCAGATCATATACACAAGTACACTGACAATCCGATTGACTGGAGAGCCGCTCTAATGGCCCGTACAGTAGCCTTAGAGGTTTTTGGCAGGGGAGATACCTCAATCACCTCTACCCACTACCACAACCTCTCTGTGTCGCCCTCATGGGCAAAGGAGTATCTAAAGGATGGAAGAATTGGAGACCACATATTCTATACCGCCCCTAGTGGAAAATGAGTTGATCAGGATGGGGATACTCCCCGCAACGCAATTAGAGGAACTGGAGAGAGTGTGTCCAAGGGATAGATGGGCGCACCTACCTAGTAACCCCTACGATGAAAATGGAGAGATAATATTCTAATGATTAAAGCAACTCTGATGGACTACATGGGCAGTGATATTACTGTTGTTAATGCTGCAAGGGTATCCTTCGGCAAGAAGTCCAATAACACTTACACAACAGACAAGGATGATAAGCTGATCAGATATCTGGCAGAGCATAAACACATGTCACCTTTTGGGCATTGCTTTGCCAGCTTCCATGTCAAGGCACCTGTGTTTGTAGCACGTCAGCTAGTGAAGCATAAGTTCTTACGGTGGAATGAAATCAGCAGACGTTATGTGGATGATGAGCCTGAGTTCTACACACCTGACGTATGGCGTGGTCGTTCTGCTGACAAGAAGCAGGGGTCTGAGGGAACGTGGCAACCTAACTACCACCAACTCGATGGTGTCATGGGGCAACTCAAGGACCTCTATGACCAGATGATCTACGATGGGTGTGCACCAGAGCAAGCACGTATGGTACTCCCAGCGTCTACCATGACTGAGTGGTACTGGTCAGGTAGCCTTGATGCTTTTGCTGATATGTGTAACCTGCGTTGTGCTTCTGATACACAGGCAGAGACAAGGTTTGTTGCTACACAGATCAGTGACAAAATGCGTAGGTTGTTTCCTGTATCGTGGGAAGCATTAGTGGAGAAAAACTATGAATAAAGCTGTAGGTATCCTTGGTGTAGAACAGGTAGAAGAACACGAAGACGGTGGTGCAACTTACAAGTTTCACATGGATGCACATGCCCGTGGACTACTAGCAGAGGAAGGCTTGAGGTTAGTGCTTTACTGTGCAGCCGCAAAGATGGATATGCAGTTGGTGTATGATTTCATAGAGGATCATATTAGGTACAACAAAGATGAATGGGATGATCAAGATAAGTCGGAGAATCTTACATGACAGAGAAACATAGTTTTGGAATCCCATTAAAAGACATCAGACCTATGACTGATGAAGAGAGGCAGAGGGCAACAGAGAAAAAGGAAATCAACAATGACAGAACAAGAAATACTAAAAATGTGCAAAAATCTAGCAAAAAAGTACAAAAACAGGCAAGAATACGATGATTTGGTATCTGAGGGGGTTGTTAAGTGCCTTGAAATGAAAGCAAGGGGAGAAGACAGTAAGTCTCTTTTATATACTGCAGCTAAAAGGGTAATGTTTGATTATTATAATCACAAGAGAAAGGTTGTTCCAGTTCCAACATCAAGTCTCGCGCATTCCATGTCAAGTAATCAGGAAACTAGTGGTTGGACTGCTATGGCTCTGCAAAAAGCCTTGTATACCCCCTCAGTGGAAATTAGAGAAGAGATGGCATTAGGGGAGTCCCCAGAGACAATACTAGAGCGTAAACAATTCATCAGACATGTCTTTATGACTGCATTTAGTTGTCTTAACCACGATGAATGGACAATTATTCGTATGCGGTATTGGGATGGTATGACACAAGAAACTGTTGGTGAGAAGATGGGTCACAACAAAATGTGGGTTTCACGTAGGGAAAGGTCAGCACTTGAAAAAATCTGTAACAATTTGTGATGTTACAAAATTTAAAACTTGCCGTTATATATATACGTAAGTTTTAATAATTATGATGATAATAAAACGTGAGTATAAACTATGGAAGAAATAAAACATCAACCATGTCCTTATGTTGCTTGTCAGAGTAGTGACGCATTTTGTTACAACACTGGTGGTTATGGTAAGTGTCACTCTTGTAATAGGGCATACCCATCTAAAGATGAAATGTTCGATTGGGCAAAAGAGGCTTACCCAACAAAGTATGCGGAGACTGTAGTGGAAATAAGGAAACCTGACCCCTCTAATGGAAAATATGTACCTATGAGGGGCATAACAAAAGATACCATGCAGGATTTCAATGTCCTGACATATGACGATAAACAAGAATATATATACCCCTCTGGGGGAATTAAGGTACGCTGTATTGCTGACAAGAAGTTCTACACCAAAGAGGGGTTTAAGGGTGATGAACTGTTCGGCATGAATATGTTTACTGCAGGTTGTTCTAAGACTGTCACAATCACAGAGGGAGAACTAGATGCACTGTCAGTAGCGCAGATGCTCAAGAGCCAGTATATCAATCCTGTTGTGTCTTTACCTTCTGCTACCCCTTCCAAGAAAATGTGGGAGAACTGTGCAGACTGGTTAAACAGTTTTGAGCGTATTGTGTTATCTGTTGATAACGATGAAGCAGGTAATGCTGTAGCGGATCGTGTGGCACGTCTGTTCCCCAACAAGGTATATCGTGTACCACATGAGAAATACAAAGATGCTAACGACTTCCTACAGAACAATGCAGCACAAGAGTTTAAGTCTGCTTGGTTCAAGCCTCGAAAGCACACGCCAGAGAACATCTTAAATAGCACAGAACAATTCTTGTCTCTGTATCGGGACACCCCAGAACATCAATACGTACCCACAGGAATACAGGCACTTGATGACAAGATTCTTGGTTTAATGCAGGGACACTTTACTGTGATCAAGGCTCCCACAGGAATTGGTAAGACAGAGATCATGCGCTATCTTGAGTATAACATGCTAGAGCGTGGCATACCTATTGCAGCATGGCATCTGGAAGAGACAAAGTTACGCAGTCTTCTTGGTCTTGTGTCGTATCATAGAAAAGACAATCTCACACGCAGAGACCTGATCGAAGAGAAAGATGCAGAAGACCTTGTTGTTACCGCTATCGAAGAACTGACCAAGGACGAGAACTTCTATCAGTTTTATTTACCAGATGGTCAAGGATCTGATGAACTGTGTGATCAGATACGCTTCTTTAGCCAAGCCTGTGATTGTAAGTTTGTATTCTTTGAGCCAATACAGGACGTGGTGGCAGGTACATCAGAAGAGAGCAAAGAGGCTATGCTTGCAGATCTGTCTATTAGATTGTCGAAGTTAGCTGCAGAGTTAAACGTAGGGATCGTGACAATCGCCCATACCAATGAAAACGGAGACCCAAAGTATTGTAAGATGATTGGTCAACGTGCCTCTGTTATCATTGACCTGCAGCGTGACAAAGAATCAGAAGACTATGATGAACGTAACACTACGTATATCAGCGTACAAAAAAACCGCCCCTGCAGCGAAGAGGGACGGGCTGGAAAGATGAAGTTTGATTCAGATAGTTTTACACTAAGAGAGGTAATATAGTGCCAGTATTTGATATAGAAACAGATGGACTAAACAGCACCAAGATACATGTATTGTCTTGGGCTGATGATAATGGTGATGTACAGCATACCTATGACTATGAGGCTATGCGTATATTCTTTACAGAAGCAAAGGTTTTGATCGGTCACAACATT